TCATTTCACCGCCTCCAAATATTCGTCCACCTCGTCCATCGCATCTGACAAGTCGGGATCGGAGTCAGGCTTTGTCTTGTATGTTGGAACCGTGGCCCTTTGTACTGTTATCGTTTTCATTCTTCCTCCTGCACCACAACCAGTGCCTATATTTCTTCACAACCTCATCGGCGCCGTAACCGTTATTCACCATCGCAGCAACGATACAACACAGCATAAGCCACGCGACGAATAGCCAGGTGAGTATGTTCATCTGCGAAACCACCTGACTTCGCCATCAATCACCCCTTTATGGTGTCCGATTTTTTGGGTGTCTTGATTCTCAAGGCTCGCCGAGACGTTATCAATCTGTTGCCGTTTTCGATCGGCAACCCACTCTTCATGAGGTTCTGACTCGCTAAACAGCGAACACCAATCGCCGCATTCCTGTGTTCTGAAATCCGGATTTGCAGCACTCGGGTCAAAAGGGCATATTTGCGCCGTCATGTTTTCGCCACGTTTGATATGTAGATAGCCTTTCTCATCAATTTTTCCGTTCATCACTCATTCCTCCCCTTGTAATCTCTCAGATAATTTCATAATTCCAGATCCTTGCGTTTTCTGTAGCCCTTTCCACCGGAACATTCAGGACATTTCCAACGTACGTATTCCCCTATGTGCTTAGTGCTACGCTGCGCGCATACGTAACAAAGCAACACCCATCGTTCTTCGCCAGGATATCCGCACCTCGGGCACACGTACGGTCCCGGTTCTCTGTTTGGAAAGGTAACGCCGTGTAGACTCATATTGCATTTCTCGCATCTCCAATAGCATTCGCAATCCGGGTCGTAATACACGAAGTCTGCAAATTGATTTTTTACCTCTATTTTCCGCCACGGCTTTCCGCAATGGGTGCATGGTCCGCCGGCTGACTCGTTTTCTATGAGGGTAAGCAATAACGAATCGCCGCCACTCTGTTTTATACGCGCCCATCTGATACGTTGAAACTCAAACATGTGGTCTTGGGTAACCACTTTCAAAACGTCATCTGGCAGCATCGCTTCGCTCCAATTCGTACTCTGCTATGTAATCGTCAAACTTCTCAGGCCCGAATAATGTAGACGGTCTCAAATAGTCGCGCATTTTTCCGTTGTCTTTCCATTTCAGCGACTTGATGACGATTACCTTTTTCATATCCTCGATGGTGTACCCTTTACGGAGAAGCCTCCCGACTTTGGCACGGTTGCCTTGAGCCTCCGGGTTGCATTTAGTCCCGCCTTTTTCGTTGAGGTATTCGATAATCTGTCTTGTAGTTTCGGCGATAGGCAGTTTAGGCTTAGTGGGTTTAGGGGCAACGTCGGGCAAGCGCCCGACAATATCCCCTTCTTTCTCTCTCTCTTCTTCTTTCTCTAACTCTGTCTCGTAACTTTTGCGTTGCATACGCGTAACGATACGCGTAACATCTGGAATTGGTAGCGCCAACCGCTCTCGGTACCGTTTCATTCGCTCCCTACTCTGTTTTCGTTGCCTGCTGATAGCCTCAAGGTTTTGATGATCTGCGAACTTGGTAACTATTATTTCGTCCCCGACAGCGCAAATCATACCCAATCGTTCAAATAGGCCGAGGCCCATATTGACGACATTGATAGGCAAATCCAAATAGGCGGCGATATCGTCCGGCGTGTAAGGCATATCATCCGCAATGTAGAGCACCTCGCTTTCGCGTTTCATAGCAAGGCACAACAAGCCGATCCACAAGACAAACAGCTTGTCACCATCTGGGTATTTACGAATGATAAGAATTTTTTCGTCATGCATGATGTTGGTATCGAGCTTGAGCCAATTAGCCATGCTTTACCTATTCGCAAGCATGTACGCTCGGCAATGTCTTTTCGCGACCTCTACTTCATTTGCAGAAAGCATCCACATTCCCGCTTGCATAACTCCAAGGCCATACTTTTTGATGAGCTTCAACGTGCCTGGTTGCGAAATGCCAAGCTCGGTAGCAAGTTCTCGCAATGTTGTATTTCGGTTTTGCATGGTATAACTGTACAGAACGGTCTATAACTTGTCAACAGAAAGGGCAAAAAGAAAGCGACCGGCAGGATTGCTGCGACGGTCGCTTTGGTGGATGAGTGGGTATCTGCTTCGCTTACTCTTCTTCACCTTCGCTTGTATCAACGTCAAACATGCTCAACAATAATTGCTTCGTTCCCTTGTCCAGTGCGTCCATCGACTGAATCATGCCTACATAATTCAACCGCGCACCTTCAGCAGAAAATCGAGCCTGCTCCAATCTATGCCTATCTTTGGTGGTCAATCCCATGACGTTCAACATCTCATGAGCGGCAGACGCCATGACCGAAAGCGAACCGGCTACACGTTTCATTCTGTGTACGATTTCTCCTTTCACCATGTGTGTTTTGTGTTTCTTGATGAGCGACTCTCCTGGAACATGGGAATACAAGCGCCATTCGGCACCCATGCGACCGGCCTTTTTATTGACTTGGATTTTCATCTTGCATCTGTGCTGAACGAAAGCCGTCCATTCATCGGTGCCTTGTTCCGGCATTTTCCCGTTTGTGTACATATCGAAATACATAGGTCCGCAGAGCTCTTCCCATGTAACGATTGCATTCGCATCTATTCCGTCTCTAACTGCGACATACGCTTCTTGGATCCGGTCTGTTTGTTCCTCTGGAGCATCATCAAACATCTTTGATATCCTCTTCTTGGTTATATCCTACGTAGAACGCAACGCGTTCTATTTCTCTCACTACATCCACAATGGCGTTGGAAAGCTCCATTACTTCTATCCCGTTCATCCGCTCCGACACGCCGAGCGATTCGAGCTTGTTTGTGTATTCTGATAGCGAACCTGACAGCTTCTTACATTGCTTCGATATTTCGCCTGTTTCATTTTTGAGCTTGGTCAACTCGTAATCGCGTAGTTTGCCAGCTTTCTCTGCTTCGTCTTTCGAGCGTGCCGCTATACGCACCGCTGCAATATCCCGGATTTTCTTCTTGATCGTCTTTACGGTCATCTCGGAACCCAACATATCGACGATACGTTTTGCAAGTTTCGTATGTTCCTTGACGTCGATAACTTGGGCTACGTCGGGATCGTTCACTTCGTCCATGAATGCTTTCGCATGACCTTGAGAAGTGAATATGGCAAGAGCGCCCTTCGATACAACCTTGTTTGGTTTTTCTTCTGGTTCATCTTCGATCTTGGTTTTTAGTCGCTCTCTGTCGAGCCTCATCTGTTCTATTTCTTCCGGGGTCGGTTCTTCACCCCAGTCATCCATAGCGATATCGGGTTCGTCGTCATCATCGTCTGACGGCGGAACATCATGTTCCGCCGTCATAGCTGCCAACATTTCAAGCGCATTCTGGATTGCATGAAAACCAATATTCCCTCCCAGAACATCAGTTAAAAAGCGCTTTCCGATACCTTCATTCACGGCTCTTGTGTAATGTCGCTTATCGGGAATCCTGGACTTGATCTCATCCGGTGCCGTGTCGTAGTCAGGATGCTTTTGTAATAGCTCGTTCCAGTATGCCGCAGCAGAACTGACCTCTTCGAGTACGACCATCTGGGGCAGATCCCGCCTTGCGTGATTCTCCTGAATCATCATGTCGAGCATGTCCAACTCCGAACGCTCAGAAACCGACACCACGACAGACTTAACACCAATCCGCTTCGCTGCCTCCAATCGATGATGTCCGAATGCGATCTCGTACATCCCGTCATTTCGTTCCCTTGCTTCCAATCCGAGCCATACATCAGTCGCATTCATCGACGCCATCAACGACTCGACCAAATCTTCGTCAAGCTCGTATTCCTCAATGTTTCGATGCGGATTCGCTACCAGTTTGTCGATTGGTATTTCCACGATACTCTTCACCTCTCTACCTCTCATAAAAAAACCGCCCTCAGTGGTATCAGCACTTTAGGCGGCTCGATTGATGTTATCGCCCGGGAAGTCTGATACCCTTCCGAGACAATACCTATAGTAGATAATACCATACCACTTTGCGCAATGCACCCAAAAAAAACCCCCGGCAGTAAGGAGTTAACCTGCCGAGGGGAAATAAAGGAGGACGTATGCGAAACGTCTTCTACAACATACAACTATTTTTCATCGTTGACAATACCATGGCGCTTTATTATGGTAATGACAGGAGGACCGATGCGATACGAGGAGTTTTTACGTCAAAAGGCCATAGAAGATGTGCCTACCGGATTATCTGAAATACCAGACATCAACGATATGCTATTCCCGTTTCAACGCGATATTACGCGCTGGGCATTGAAGCGAGGACGGGCTTGTGTATTCGCGGATTGCGGTATGGGGAAAACACCAATCCAGCTCGAATGGGCTCATCACGTACCGGGCAATGTGTTGATAGTCGCACCGCTCGCGGTATCACAACAAACAATAACCGAAGCTGAGAAATTCCACAAAGAGCCTATGGAGTATTCGCAACATGGGGAAATTCCTACCAGGGTATCAATCACCAATTACGAACGGCTCGAACATTTTAATCCCGAGAATTATAAAGGGATAGTCCTTGATGAATCATCGATTCTCAAAAGCTATACCGGCAAAATACGAAACGAAATCATAGAACGTTTCGGAATCATCCCTTTCAAGCTCGCATGTACAGCGACCCCCGCTCCAAATGATTATATGGAGCTTGGCAACCATGCCGAGTTTGTAGGCGCCATGTCTCGGACGGAAATGCTGTCTATGTTTTTCGTACACGATGGCGGAGAGACACAAAAATGGAGGCTCAAAGGACATGCCGAGAATGAATTTTGGAGATGGGTAGCTTCATGGGCTGTCATGCTACGCAAGCCTTCAGACTTCGGATATGACGATGGAGACTTTATTTTGCCACCATTGGAAATTGAACAGATAGTAATCGACACCGAAGCTATACAAGAAGGTTGTTTATTCACCATGGAAGCGCAAACATTGCAAGAACGACAACAAGCACGAAGAGCGACAGTTGGAGATCGAGCACGAAAAGCAGCAGAACTGGTAAACGGAAATAGCAATCAATGGATCGTATGGTGCAACAGGAATGATGAATCGGACGCGCTAAAAAAACTGACAACTGGATCTGTCGAGGTGAAAGGATCTGACAACCAGGACCATAAAGTCAATTCGGCGCGGGGATTCGCGAGTGGTGATATCCGTGTACTCATTTCTAAGCCATCAATGTTCGGATACGGACTCAATTTTCAGAATTGCCACAATGTAGCATTCGTCGGTTTGTCTGATTCCTATGAACAATACTATCAAGCCGTTCGTAGGTGTTGGCGATTCGGACAATCGGAAACAGTGAACGTGAAAATCATCACATCCGAACTGGAAGGCGCAGTGGTGAAAAACATCCAACGAAAAGAAAATGACGCTATGGAAATGTCAAAAAATATGGTGGAGCATATGCACACAATAAACGAGGAAAATGTAAAAGGGATCGTGAGTACGCATTCCGAATACGTAGAAGATTTCGCCAAAGGCGCCGGATGGGAAATGCATTTAGGGGATACCGTCAACTTTCACCGCAATCTCGCGGATGATTCCGTAGACTATATGATATTTTCACCTCCCTTCTCATCCCTATATACATACTCTGCGAGCGATCGCGATATGGGTAATTGCACAAATGATAAAGCGTTCTTCGATCATTATAATTTCCTGATAAAAGAACAATTCCGCACACTCCGCCCTGGTCGGTTGCTGTCATTTCATTGCATGAACATACCATCTACAATCACCCATAATGGGTATATAGGCATGCGCGACTTCCGAGGCGACATGATCAAATTGTACGTTGATGCCGGGTTCATTTATCATTCGGAAGTGGTAATCTGGAAAGATCCAGTCACAGCGATGCAACGCACAAAATCTATCGGGTTGCTACACAAGCAAGTGGTTAAAGATTCGGCGATGAGCCGTCAAGGAATACCAGATTATTTGGTTACCATGAGGAAACCAGGAAAAAACGGCAAACCGATAGCAGGAGAATTCGACCATTACGAAGGGGATGAATTGCATGGCGGCCGGCAAACAGCGAAAGCAGGAGAACGATACAGTATCGATGTATGGCAGCGATACGCGTCTCCTGTGTGGATGGATATCAACGCGTCCGAGACATTGCAGAAATCGTCTGCCCGAGAAGAAAAAGACGAAAGACATATAGCGCCATTGCAATTGCAAGTAATCCATCGTGCATTGCAATTGTGGTCACTGGAAGGCGATGTGGTAGTTTCGCCTTTCGCTGGCATAGCATCTGAGGGATTCGAAGCTGTGAAAATGGGGAGGAAATTCAAGGGGGTAGAACTGAAACCGAGTTATTGGAAGCAAGGCGTAGCGAATTTGAAAGAAGCTGAATCGATCAAGAACACGACAGAATTATTTTAGGAGAATCACATGAAGAGAAAAATCATCGAATCTGTATTTATCGCATGCGTGGTATTAGCAAATATCATAGCAAGCCGATTTGTAGCAATCGGAAAATTCATCATGCCAGGTGCGTTCGTGGTATATGCCATCACGTTTTTGGGCACTGATATAATCTCCGAATTGTACGGTCGGAAATCATCGAATCAATTAGTATGGTGCGGATTCATAGTGTCGGCTTTCGCTGTCTCGATCATCCATTTAGTAGGAATATTACCATACCCAGTATGGGCAAAGGATGGCATCGATGCATACAATCTATATTTCGCATCATCTTATAGAATAGTCATCGGATCAATGGTGGCGTATTTGATATCACAATTAATCGATGTCAGGTCGTTCCACGTGATAGGGAAATTGACCAAAGGCAAGCATAAATGGCTACGCAACAATCTATCCACAATGACAAGTCAAGCTATCGATACGATGATATTCATACTCATTGCTTTCGGTGGAGTCGTTCCGGATATCTGGAATATGATAATCGCCCAATATGTATTCAAACTAATAATCGCAGCAATCGATACTCCCATATTCTATTTGATCACTCGTGAAAAAATACTACAGCGCGATCCCAAATGACATAGAAATGGGAATGTCTATCGGTCTATTGTATGCTTTCAATAGGAAGGTACATGGATACAACCGTCCGAAATGGGCCGATAGCTTATTCATAGATTCAGGAGGGTATGTTGCATGGAAACGAGGCAAGCCAATAGACATCGAAAAATATCATGAGTTTATCAATATGAACAATGGCATCATTGATATTTACGCAGCGCTCGACGAAATAGGCGATGAGAAAAAATCGATGGAATTATTTGAGCATAGCTTGAATTGCGGGTTCAATCCGGTACCGATATACCATGAATACGACAGCATAGATACATTGAATTTCTATCTTGATAGATCAGAGCATGTAGGGATCGCTGCCATCAACAAAGGATCAAGGCCAAAGAAGTGTAATTTTATCGAGCATTGCTTCCGCCATATTCCTGACGATGTAAAGATTCACGGTTTCGGGTTTCTCGACACTCATATCATGAGCACATATGCATTCGATTCTGTTGATGGGACATACGCGTTCAGGTTGGCAAGATTCGGAATGGTAATTACGCCAATCGGCACATTGAGATTCAATGAATCTGAAATGAGGAAATGGGAGATTGACCCATTCAAACAATCCGTAATCGACTATATGCTTACCATTGGCATAGACTATGAATTGCTCAAATCATATGATCGTGATGGCATGGTCGAAAGGATAAAGGCATCAGTAGTTTTTTTTGAATCAATCGAATCACCTGATAAGCGACATTCTGAAATGGATCTATTTTCACTATGCTGACAACCGCAAACGTCGTTGACGTCCCTACGGATGCAGATAGGCCGGACCTGAGACGTAAATAATTACCGTCGTCAACCGGCCAGGTAGTAGTAATGCGCTACCGACTGATGAACACAGCCGCACCGCGCATGCGGGCGGTATGTACGAAAACAAAGGAGCTGCTGTCTTACGTTCGATAGCGTAGGGCTTCATATTTCAACTTGCGGCGTCTCGGACGGGGCGCCGCATATGGCATCGTGGCGGAATTGGATAGACGCAGTGGTTGACATCATAAATCGTGGCAGTCGCGCTTGTGGTTACATGCCAAGCTGAGGATGTCAAACGCGGAATCATGACTGCTGTCAAACTCATGCAGGTTCGAATCCTGCCGATGCCAGAGTCCGAAAATGTAAGGAGTAACCATGAACGTTGTATCGACAGAAAAGAAGCCTATCAAAATATGGGCCGAAGATATCGAAGAGGGCGCACTGCAACAAGCGAAGAACGTAGCCAATATTCCTTTCATATTCAAGCATGTAGCTGTCATGGCTGACGCACATCAGGGATACGGTTTACCCATAGGAGGTGTTATGGCAACCGAGGGTACGGTGTTACCGTTTTGCGTCGGCGTCGACATCGGGTGCGGAATGATAGCCGCGAAAACATCTATCGTGAATGTGGATGTCGAACAAATAAAGGCCACCATGGGGAAGATCCGAGAAGCGATACCGGTTGGATTTGCTCACCACGAAACCGCGCAAGAGTGGGACGGCTTTGACGACGCTCCCGATATCCGCATCATTCAGAACAAACTATCATCGGCACGAAAGCAACTCGGCACGCTCGGTGGGGGCAACCACTTTATAGAGATACAACAGGATCAGGACGGATTGATATGGATCATGGTTCATTCCGGCTCGCGTAATTTCGGCTACAAGATAGCCAAGGAATATCACGCCAAAGCAAAGGCGTTATGTGAGCGGTGGTATTCGGATATATCCGATCCTGATTTGTCGTTCCTGCCGATCGAGACACGAGAAGCGAAAGAATACTTCGAAGCGATGAACTATGCGCTATCGTTCGCATATCAGAACCGGAAACTCATGCTTGATCGCGCGTTAGAATGCTTTGAGTCGGTTGTTGGTTCTGGCGGGTTCGTCTATGACAACTATATCAACATCCACCACAACTACGCGGCATGGGAGAATCACTTCGGCAAGAACGTCATCGTGCATCGCAAAGGCGCAACGCTTGCCCGTGAAGATACCATCGGGATTATCCCTGGCTCGCAAGGAACGAAGTCGTATATCGTACAAGGCAAAGGCAATCCGCAGAGCTTCAACTCATGCTCTCACGGTGCCGGGCGCCGGATGGGCCGCAAGCAAGCAACGCGCGAACTTGACCTTGCTGCTGAAATCAAGCGACTCGACGACCAAGGCATAGTGCATGGTATTCGCAATGCAAAGGATCTTGATGAGGCATCCGGTGCATACAAAGACATCGACGCTGTCATGGTAGCACAGAGCGACCTCGTAGAAATCAAAACAGAACTCACGCCGCTTGGCGTAATCAAAGGATAAACCATGGACACAATCAACGTACTGAAATCGATGAAACTACCCGAGCGCAGAATCACCGATCTGTTCGGAGCCAATCGCGATTGGGCACCCCCGGGAGAAGTCGACCCCGACAGCCACCGTGCAGGCTGGTATCCGGGTACAGGCTACAGGCCGATTCACTATGGAGTTGACTACGGCTATGACGATGATAAGCAGGTGAGAGCGCCCGGCGACGGACTCGTAGGCTACGACGCATCGAACCAGATGATTGTGTACGTGCCGACCATCCACTCAAAAGAAGTGCCAGACTGTCTCGTGTATCTGAGGCACGTAGTCGCGGGTGACGTATTCGCTGACGATGGATGGCACTGGGTATCGCAAGGGTCGGTCATAGGGACTCCCGATACTGTGTATACCGCATTTCCGCACCTGCATTTCGAGGTCGTGATTTCAGTACAGCTCTATCTTAATTTGGTGAGTGCTGAGGTGCTGAAATGCTCCCCCGGCGAGTTCACCGTCTCTATGATGGGCGATCGTGGATCCGCGCATGGCCTTGACCGGTATCATGTAATAGCAGAATGCAACCAACAAATAGCAACCGACGATTTCCGGCTCGTGCAAGAGCATGAGATATTCAGGTTCCAATTGCCCGAATACAAGAGAACTGAGTACGGATTCATCGGACGTGACATGATATGCATCGTCGACCCGTTCTCGGTGGTAGGAGTATGATAGGTGCGACACGCACGAGTACGAAGGTCATGTTTTGGATTATTGTTATTATTGTTCTTGGCATTATCGGCGGCTCCGTGTACTGCGGCGTCGAAATCGGACGATATAAAATCGTCTTGGGCGATAGCCAAATCAAAACTGAACGACTTGAAAGCGAACTTACAAGCACAAAAGCAGCTCTCGCGGAAGCAAAAACAACTGCTATATATCTCAGAGACAGCCTTGACCGAATCCGAGCAGAGCGTGATACACTTGTCGAGAATTTTGGAATCATCCGAAATAGCCTTGACGGACTTATCTATGGAGCTACAGAGGGCGACGAACTCATTGAATCAAGCATCCGCATCCTCAACGAAATTATTGAAATCTTTGACTACTTGGAAGGTATTGACCTATTCAGCATCGATTAGCTCGCTTGTCCTTTTGGTGGTCGTGGTGATACAATTGTTGCTATGAAGGTCGCGACAAAAATAGTGTTTCTGCTCTGTCTTGTAATGCTCGTCTGTGTGCCGATCGTGCGGTGGTGCTTCGACCCCTCGATAGACCTTGCTCCAGTTGGCACGTTCGCTCTTGGCGTTGGCGTACCGATGGGCGTATTGACCGGCTCTATGGTTGCCGGCAAAATTGTTAAGAAGAATAACGAAACACCTTCATGAGTCGGACGTATAGAGGCAATCAGAAAAGAGACGGCGGCAATTTCCCGACTGTGCCAAGAGTGTGGTAAGGTCTACTCGCCATTCGTCCAACAATGATTCGATTGCAATGGCCCTCCATGCAGTATCGTCAAGAAGAACGCCGCCACTTGACATTGCCATACCACTATCATATATTTCGGGCATGGCACACACAAAGAAAAAAAGGCGGCTAAAGAAAAAAAGGCGGCTACCGTCGGGCGAACAGCGGAACCAGCGCGTTGTCGTTATGTTCACCGCTGGCGAGCTCGCTACAATCGACAAATACAAAAAGGCAAACGGCATCGCGTATCGTTCGAACCTATTCCGTGACGCGGTAATGAGTCTATGCCAAAGCCCGGGCAATTAACCGAGTCGCAGATACAGCGCAACATCGTAACCCTCCTCTCCGGCATCGCAGAACAAAACAAGTTCATGTTTTTCTCGGTGCCGAACGAAAGGTTTTTGTCGTGGATGGATCGCAAACAAGCAGCGATTACCATGAACAAACTCAAAAGCATGGGCCTAACTCCCGGCGTTAGTGACATCGTGATAGCACACGCCGACCATGCGTTCTTCGCCGAGGTCAAGAAACCTACCGGCACACAAACTGAAAATCAAAAACGATTCATGCGATGGTGCGAGGCTACGGGCTGTCGCTATGTAATCGTGCGTTCAATTCAGGACATGCTCCGGGCCCTCAAAGATTGGGAAATAATCCGCTAAACTATTGACACTGCACTTTCATGGCATTACCATATACACAGAACCTTGATGAGGCACGGCAGCGAGTGCTCCGGTGCGATAGCAAAAGGAGCCGGTAGTTGCAAGTCTCGTCGGGGTTCATTGGAGGATGCATGAGCTATTGCGCAATAATCACATTCAAAGACGGTAAAACGGATCATGAAATCCCTTGAATGGCTTGATGGGCTTGATGCATAGCATAGACGAACAGACACCGCTATGGGTTGAGCCGTTCGGTGAATATCGAGCGCCTCAATCTGGCATGAGTAATGGTTGGTCGTTGTCAGAGCGTCGATGTCCCCCATATGGTCCTTTGAATGTGGTTATCCCGCAAGAGAAGGCAAATGAATAACGGGCGTCCATGGACTTCCGAGGAAGACGCGGTTTTGCTCAAGTTGTATTTCTTGTCGCGTTTTTTGCGATGATAGTATACGGGAGGTATCGAGGGTGAAACTCTCTGACATAGTATTAATTTTCATAGTACCCATGCTCGCGCTGATCGCTGAGTATGCAGTCCTGATTTGGTTCGTCGTTGCGTTGGCGAAGGGGAAGAGATGACCGATCTATTCCCCACCCCGTCACCACAAGGCCGGAAGGTTTTGGATTATCTCAACCGCTACGGCGCCATAACACCAATGGACGCATTCCTCGAACTCGGTGTTGCTCGGCTATCTGCTCGAGTGTACGACCTCAAGGCATCGGGCTATGCAATCAAGTCGACACTCATCGAAGTGAAAACCAGATCCGGCACGGCTACGGTTGCCGAATACACGCTATAGCATTACCATATCATATGGGCAACAGAGCATACCAACTCGAAGCACGCCGAATCTGCAACATGCTACTCAACAACTCAAGGCACCCGGTCTATCTCGCACCATGCGGGACCGGCAAAACATACACCGCAGCAGCGCTCATCGATGACCGTAACTCACTGAACCGACGCGTGTATGTGATCGTACCTCAGATGGAAATATTCGCCGAATGGATGAAGGTGCTTTCTGAGCATGGCTTGAACCCGGGGTATATCAATGATGAGGGTGTACGAGGAAAAGGGCGCATGGTGTATGTGTGCATGGCGCTGTCTTTGATTAACCAACTCGGCTACATCCAAGAATCGATATACCCGGACGAAATAATCACCGATGAGTGCGTTACCGGTGACACAATGGTTGACACCGAATTCGGCCCGATCCGCATAGACGAATGGACACAACACAACCCTAAGTATATACTGACGTATGATGGAGTGCGTAAAAAATACAGTCGAGTTGTTCAGTTCATCCCTCGCGGCAAGCGAGACATTATCGAGATTACAACCGAATCCGGTAGGCGACTGCGCTGCACTCATGACCACCTTATCTACGGGGAGCACGGATGGCAGACAGCTGGAACCCTGACATCGAAAGACGAAATCTTTGTAAATGCGGATGTGGCCAACGAACAGAGCGAAACAAGAAAGGATATTCGCCGGTTTGGATACCAGGTCACCGGACATACGCGCACAGGACCGAATCAGAATGGCGAAAGATATATCAAGAGATACTTGACGAAGCACCGTTATGCCAATGCGGATGCGGTGAAAATGCACTTCCGAGATGTGGGAAGTTTGAATCATATAGAAAAATGCGAAGCTCGTGCGGATACAATAAATATCGGAAAGGGCACGACAAGCACCAACCAGGATGGAATGCCGTTTTATCCAATGAGGAAATCGGGAAAATCATTGGCACATTGCTTGGCGATTCGAGTATTGGTTTCCCCGCAGCACGTAGCAAATCTCCGCGCATTACGTGGACTCATGGGTTGCCTCAACGAGAATGGGCCGAATACAAGGCCGCAAACCTATCAACTATCGGACTTGAAACCCGTATCACCCCAAATGCTGGATATGGCAAGACTTCAATTGTTGGGCGCTCTCGGAGTCTTCCGATCTTACTGCCGATACATGAACTACTCATCAAGGGCGGGAAAAAGCGAGTTACAATCGAAGCTCTTAACAGGCTCACAATCGAAGGGTTGGCGTGGTGGTTCTGCGATGACGGATCGTGTATTTCAAATATGGTCGATTTCCACACACACGGCTATAGCTATGATGAGAACTGTACTATTAAAGATTTCTTTCAAGATCGCTACGGGCCTTGCTATATCAGAGAGGAAAAAAGGAAAGACCTCTTTTTTGTCGGTCTTCGCTCTCAGGCTTCGAGAAAGTTTCTCGACGAAATCAAAGGATTCGTTCCGGAGTGCATGCAATACAAAATACGAGCGTATAATTGGAATCTCAAAACGCGATGTCCAACAGGTTTACGACGTCGAAGTAGAGACGAACCATTGCTATTTCACGAACGGGATATTGTCTCATAACTGTCAGCATGCTCTCGCGTCAAGCTGGGAATCGATATACCGCTACTTCCCCAACGCCCTACGCCTCGGACTGACAGCCACCCTCTATCACGGCAGCTTGCGCAGCTTCGAGCACCTCTATACCGATGTCGTACAGACCATCTCGAAAAGCCAAGCTATCGAACAGGGCTTCATAACCAAACCACTCCTCGTGCTCCCCGAGCAATGGTGCCAGAACGTACCGAAAAACGGCGACGACTTCGACACGAAAGCACAGGCCGAAATACTCGGAGCGCCTACAATCGTAGGCAACGTGGTAGACTACTATACCCGCACATTCGAAGGTCGACCGGTGATCGTACCGTGTGCAACCTACGAACACGCGAAAATGATGACCGAGGCATTCGCCGAAAAAGGATGGCACTTTGAACACCTCCACTCCAATCTTGCAAAGCATGAGCGTAAAAGAATTTTGCGAGCTGTTGCCGCGGGCAAAAACAACGGTATTTGTACAGTCGGTATCGGAATCGAGGGGATGTCTATCCATGGTTTGTACGGTGTCCTTTGGCTTAGACGAACCCTTAGTCCTATCATCTGGACTCAGTTTAACGGACGTGCTGAGCGCGTTGTCGAAGGAAAAGATTTCTACATCTGCGCAGATTTCGTAGGGAACTCAGTAATCCACGGTATGCCCGATCGTGACTTTGTATGGTCGCTTGAAGGCGATGGTGGCGACGATGCGCCCGAGCCAGTGGTTGACCTCGATCCTATGCAGATGTGCGGTAGGTGCGGAGTGATGAATGCTGCGCAAAACGTGACGTGCCATTTCTGCGGCGCCGTGCTTGGCGATGATGCCGAGGGGAAGCACATGCAAAGGTTCTTGCCGGCAATGGTTGACGGTCGACTCGTGGCGGTGCGCTCGGACGGACAGGCAGCGGAGATCGAGGCCAAGGTGATGTCAGTGCAGCAAAAGCAAATCGATGAAAGGCGGAAGGCCGAGAGTACCCGTCCGATAACCGCACCGGAAAAGGCGGCGGTGTTGCATGCAGAGCTATTCAAGGGCAATCGTCGGAAGCTGTTTACCGAAGCGGTGGAGAATTTTCTGTAATGGCAAAGCAAACCACAATAGCCGAACTGGAATCAAGACTCTCGAAACTGCACCATGACTACCTGGCTATCAAGGGACGTAACACCCTACTGACTGCAAGGAATACATTGCTTTGTCGATGGGTAGAATCTCATGGTGGTGATGTTGAGAGTATCGTTGATATGTCTCGCGATGAGCCCTTGCCTGCCGACGATACCGCTGATAATTTGGAATTGTTCTGAGTGAACGCTCTCCTCGTGCCGAGCCAGATCGTAATGCCGTATATCGTCAGGAATCACTACATGCATCGTAAAGTGGGCGCGTCGTACGCGTTCGCGTTATACGTGCAGGGTGAGATAGTCGGCGCGGTTACGTTTGGCTGTCCCGCATCGAGGCATATGCAGAAGAGCGTTTGCCCTACTGACCCATCATGCGTATTGGAGTTGAGCCGATTGTGGATACGCGACGATTTGCCGCGCAATACGGCATCTCAATTTGTCGCGTCAGCATTAAGGCAAATGCCTCCACGGTTAATAGCTTCGTATGCAGACACAGCGCATGGACATTACGGGACGGTCTATAGGGCTATGAATTTCCATTATGCCGAATGGACGGACATGGACCGGAAAACGCCAAGGTATGATTATGTAGTCACCGGCAAACATAGCAGAGACGCATTCCGATCAGGCAAGTATACGAAAGTCAGGCGCAAATCGAAAATACGATATTGGATAGCGACAGGAACGAAACGAGACAGGAAGCTGCTTACATCTATGTGTGGTTGGCAATCGCGCAAATGGGATGGCGGCCCGAAACCTAATTACCCTCCTTGACTATAACACCGGCATGGCATTACCATATAAACAAGGAGTAATGTATGAAACTATTCAAAAAGCGCAGCGCAAGCGTGCCGGAACCGACGCCGAGAATATGCGCGGATTGCAGATACTCGTATATGGGCGAATATATGAGCAAGATTACCGGCAATGAGCTGAAATGTTTATCGTGTATTAGCCCATGGGGCACTATCTACAGCATGGATTTAGTACCCGGAGCGATATGTCGTCCATTCGTTCTGTGTCACTTAGAACGAAGCTTAAGCGGTGGTCCATGCGGCAGAGAAGGCAAACTCTGGGAGGCCAAATGATCTACGTAAAGTTCAACCCCGAGAACGGCTTCCATCGCGAGACATGCGGATTCGAGGAATGGGAGCCCAGATTTGACCTAGGGCTGTGCTACGGTATTAAGCTGTGTATAGCTCGTGCGGTTGGTTACACCGTTTCTTTGAACCCTTCGTTCGCTGCTGAGGATACCCGCGTCTATCTGTGCACCGAGCATTTCGAGCAATCACGCCAGCGTGAAGGTGTGCACGAGACCGAGATCAAGACTGAGAGGAAAGTGAATCAAAGATGAGATCATACTGGTTTATCACCGGCGATTTCCTCAAGGAACGCAGCGGACGTATCGGCGCATCGGACATACCCGCGCTGATACCCAATCCCGAGAAACCCACCGAGACGCTTGCAGGCTACGGACGTACGCCGATAACTGTCTGGCAAGAAAAGACAGGACGGCTTGAGCGTGAACCAGCAGGGCTGCCCGCCGAGATGGGGCACTATCTTGAGGGTAAGATTCTTGAGGTGTTCGTGCGTGAGTTCGCAGGAGCAGAAAGCGCAAATGCCATGACTGCCAACCGCCGAGCATATGAGTACATGACCGATGTGAATGCAGGTGATTACCAAGCACCGCCGTTCTTGCACTCTGTCCAAGTATATCGAGACGGCATGATAGTACACCCAGACTTGGTATTCGACCCCGCTTGCCGGCATGTCGGATGGTCGTTGTGCAATCCAGTCACTACTGAGTACACGTATCTCAAAACATCCTCTCTCGGCATCACCGTCCGATTCGACCGTCCGTTCTTGGTAGAAGCAAAAAGCGCCATATCATGGGCAGCGAAACGCCCGGAAGGTTCGATTGTCAAAGGCTATGACTTCAAGCTCGCCGAATGGCAGGGCATACCCTTGAAGCATTACATGCAGATCCAATTCCAGCTTGCGTTGATGGAAGTTGAGGACGCCTATCTCGCATTGCTGCACGATACCTCGCAGTTCCATGTATGGCACATCCGAGCGAACCGTAGCCACCAAGCCAAGCTCATTGACCTTGCCGGTAAAATGGTGTGGCACATAGCCAACGATACGCCCCCCGCCGATCTCGCGATGAACGCGAAGGATATCATGGCGTTGTATCCGGTGTTGGGAGACGACTTCGCCATCCTGAACGGCGAGGAACGTGACAGCGCTCTTGAGCTCGCAAAGAAATATCGCCAGGCCGAATCGAACGAAAAGCGATGGAAGGAAATGAAAGAGGATGCCCGGGATGGTCTCTCTGTTGTATTGCAGGACCGACCCGAGATCCGCGACGGTGAAGGTTGTATCGCAAAATGGAAAGTCGTGAAGCCGAGCGAAAAAACAATAGCGTTGTCGAAAATCAGAAACAACGACCCAGTTACGTATCGATACCTCAAACGCAAAAAATGCATCGAGGAAAAGAAAGGCAGCCGGAGCGTGAATGTGGTTTGGAAGGGGGATGAGTGATGAAAGTTATTTACCAACAAAAAGGAAAAGTATATGCATTATCATTTGGTTGTCAGTAACGGTTGATTGTCATTCATGACAGCGCAGGTGATTAACTTGCCAAACCAACCGCATAGTATTACCATGTCATAAGGAGAGAAGAATGAAAGAATATATCAGATACCTACGTGACGCATCCCGTGTGCCATACGGCGTCATAGTAGCTACTTCTTGCCGGCATGTCGGATGGTCGTTGTGCAATCCAGTTGACCATTTCGATAAGAAGCTCGGCAAGCGCATAGCGAGAAACCGGATGAAAAAAGCGGATGAAGGATTGACTGAAATTGTCGATCGGCATCGTGCCCGGTGCGATCTTAGAGATTTGCTCAGTGCGAAAAAGTATCTGCCTGCCGATCGGTTGTTTGCGATGTTACGCAACGCATTGATAACCGCTGACTATCTCGATCCACACTTGGACCTCGAACCACAAGGAGCGCCAAATGCCTAACGAACTAACCTGCTGCGGTGAACCCGTAGCCAAATCGAAATCGAAAGCGACGAACGTGTTCACCATGAGCTGCACAAAATGCAGCAACATGGGTGCAGGCAAAACAGCCGAAGAGGCCGTTGCTAACTTCGAGGCCAACCTATCCGGTGCACCGCGAGTCCCGGCGCTCGCCACGAACGCCTCGCAGTTGCCAACCTACATGGCCTCCCGCATGAACGAACTGGCAAGCATCGCCGTGCCGTTTGTGGGTCGCGACCGTCCTGCACTCACACGGCTCGTAAAGAGCAACATCCGCTACGTCATGAAGCAGGACAGCAACGCCTTTAAGGATTGTTGGAAAACCGCCGAAGGACAAGAGTCCATAGTATTCGCAATCGAGGAAGCCCTCGGCCTCGGATGCGAACTCGGCAAGATGGGCTCGCTCGTTCCATTCGGCGGTGCGGTAGAGTTTATCCCCGGTATCGAGGCGTTTACTTTCGCGTTGACCAACGGCGGGAATCCCCCGTTTAGTTGGATCGCAATCGACCTCATTTATAAGAACGACATTCGCAAGGTGTTCCGCGTTGATGGCGTGTTTCATTGCGAGGTCACCCCGGGCATTCCGCGAGGAGAACTTCAGGCCATCGCCGTCTACGGACACAACAATCGTCTCGGCCATACCGTAGGTGAGGTATACGACAAGGACAGGCTACTTGCGAAAGCCAAGATTCACTCGCAATCGTATCGGTACTATCTCGACGATGCGACCACCTTCAAGCGCATGCGAACCGAGGGCAAGCTCAAAACCGAGAACGGTAGAGAGTACGCCGTCAAGGTCATGCACAAGAAAGGCGGCGGTACCTGGGACAAGAAACTATTCCTCGACGATATCAACAACCCGTACGAGGGTGCCGACCAACCGGAAATGCTACGCAAGGCAGCGGGCAAGTCTTTCTTGATAAGCTATGCGAGAGTCCGCAACGCCGAAGCAGCCATCCAGGAATCGGCCGGCGATTCTGTAGAGGATGTGGTGGATGCGTCCATAAACGTGGCATTTGGGACATTAGACGCCGCGCCCACAGAACCTACCAACGTACAGGATGTCACTCCGGAGGACCCACCGGACGTGTTTGTCGCAGCGGTAGACGAGATTGATGACGAGGCAAAAAACATGTCGGATGCTGAGCTCGACGCGGAGATAGCGAAAGAGGTAAACGAAGCTCCGGAGCAACCAAACCTTAACAGTCTGACCGGACAGTTCAAAACCAAAGTCGACGCGAACAAAGAACACGACGCCGGCGAAGGTGAGCGGGAGTTGTTTGAGTGAGAAACCGTATTGCTACAATAGTCTATCTCACCTTGAGTTAGGCTGCGTTGTTTGTGATCGTGGTATGTAATCCATGAAACGCGTATCCTTCTCGGTACCCGAAGATCTGCACGAACCGTTGAAGGCATACGCCAAAACTCGCAAATTAACGTTGTCGCAGCTTTGCGGGGTTGCCCTCTATGCCTATATCAGACGATCGCCCACGAAGAACAAGGAAATCATGGATAAATTACAAGGTGTTTTGTAAGGAAGTGATATGCGAAGCAGATTGATTCAGATCGCAGTCAGCTTGATAATAGAAAAATGGGACGGTAGACTCCCGGAAGTTACCTCGGATGCAGATTTGCTATTTGGCCGCTAACGCTATCTACGGAAAATCTTAACGTCGATATCAACGTTAACGCGTTGCATCGATTCACGCCCCGTCGCAGTAGCGCATGGGGCGTTTTTTATACCCGTCTCAGAATTCAATCGCATCTTGCAGCTTAGATAACACGGTTTGTCAGAAAAACCCCATCAAAAACAGCGTTCTTGCTTATGCGTCGCAGTATCTTCGTCCGCGCTTTGTATCGAATGCGTAACGATGGGAACGACTTTATAGGTCGATAACCTATTGTGCTTCAGACTCGTTCCATGCGGGTTGCTGTTTCAGCATGAGAACCGCACCTATTCGCCCGCCGGGTGTTGCTGCATTGGCCTTGCGGAAATTGGGCTGGATATCCTGATACTTCTGCGGGTCTTTTTCCAAACGGTCTTTAAGCCAAGTAGTTGATACCAGCCAAGGCTTCTTTGACGGTAAATTCGCGACCTTCTTCCACTTTTTGATGCCGGAAATACTCATTGCCCCTGTCCCCTGAAATCGGATGAGAGGTCGTCTACTTTCTTCTCGATATTATCCAGCTTTGTCAGCACCATGGAATCAACCGCGTTCTGTTCTGCTACCTCGGCTCGTAACGTGACTATCGCTTGTTCGTGAGTGCCGAGACGCTCGGTAGTGTTCTTCTCGCGATACCTTGCCATCTCTCCGCGCACATTGACCCCAAGCGATGCAGACAAGCTCGCTACTAAGAGAATGACGCCCCATAAAGGGACGCTCAACGTTGCTACTTTGTCGGATGCCATGTTGCTCACTTCGTTATTTTGACAAGATGTATGATTACAAAGACACGTCTATTTTCGTTGGCGGATTGCGGTTCCATTTTGCATCCGCCGCTGTTTTGTGTTCCGCAGCCCATGTACCTATTTTCTCAGCGCAGGAATCACATACGTTGTATGTTGCTTCTACGATCGCATCGTGGCCTGCCACGTCCCGGCTTGAGAACGCTATTTCATTCTCAACGCGATTCATTTCTGCTGCGCAGAACTCGCAGTATACGCTCGTTTTTTCACCCATTGTGTGCTCCTGTTATGTTTCCCATGGTAGGGATAAGTAGTCGTTCATATTATCCTCGGTTATATACCTGCCGCGCAACCAATTATTCTCAACAGACGGTATGGCCTTCTCGAAAATATATCTCTCGAACCCGATATCCATCTGCTGCGAATAATGGTTGGCCTCATGCTCTTGAGTATCATTGAATCATGTCAGTTTGCCGCCTATGGTGATGGTCGGAACCTTCTCAAGATTCCAAGAAATGCTCCGAATCTCTGTCGACACCGTACCGAGCATGGTTGTCTGCGGTCGGTTCAACTGTGCGGCGAACACTTCGGTTATCACCACGTCGTCATAGTACGCAATCGGCACCTGTATATCAATGCTGCCGTGTACCTCGGTCGACCATGGGTAGGTCACGTTCGCCCAATTGGTAGCTGAGGTAAGCGTATTGAGATAGGTGTCGAATGTCTTTTCATTATACGTCCGGTATGCGGTGAATACTGACGTCTCGTGGCTGTCGTCAGTGTGGTAAGTATATTGGTTACTGGCAGTCACCCAATCTCGAGCGTAGCCAACACGCACGGACGACACGACATCAGCGGTATCGTATGCCACTGATTTCTGATTGAGTATGTCGTTGTTGAGAACGGTAAACGCGTCGGCTGCATCGGGATCAATTTGCCGGAATGAATAGAGGTTGTCCGGGGTGATATAGAAAACGCCTGCCGCGGCAACGCATAAGTTTTGTATCACATCAATCGCCGATTCGGGGTCCTGCATGTTCAAGCTGACAGTGAGCCCGTCGTTGTCGACATCGGTAGTCGCTACGTTCCATGCGGTCGTGTCGAAAAAGTCAGTGTCAAAGCTGGCTTGGAATGACGTTGTCAATATGTCTCGTATCATGGTGACTGGATTCTGTGCGGTGGCTGTAATCTGGATAGGCCGGGTGAGTTGCTTGCGTCGATCGCTTATGGCAAACGATATCGTTTCCTCTGATACATTTACTGAGTCTATGTACCCGGTGAACACACGTTCATAATCGCCATAGTCGAGATCAGCGAACCCGATGAATACTCGCGCCTCGTTGCCATAGACGTTGTTGTCCTGGACGAACGTATCGAACTCGCCATCCATGTTGTTGATGGATATCGAGCCACCGCCGAATCGTATCTTGCCGAAGAAAAGTGGATCTCGTGCGAGGGTTACGCGTGGAACGCCGGTCAATCGACCTTCGTATGGTTGGGGTGTAAGCATGCCTGACGGTGTGAATTCGTCGTATGAGAAGCCAAAGATAAGTCCGACCCGTACGTCATGGATGTGTGGGTCATTATAATTCTGGATGCAAACATAAAGATCCTTGTTTGCGGCATCCCATACATATTCAAGCGGCGTCAAGTTCGCCGTGTCGCTTATCCCTACAAGATTCGCACCATCTGAAAGCACGGACCCCACATTCAATAACGCAGACGAAATCCAATCAGCATCAAGTAACGAATCATCTACCCATGGATAATTGACGTCAAGATTGTAAGCCCAGATCCCAGCGCCGTTATTTACCCATTGCTCATTGACAGGTGTTATGTCTATCTCAACAAGGATTCGCGCATCGTTTACTGATTTGGCTGCTTCAGTGGCGAAGCTCATATCAATAAATACTTTATTGTGACGTAACCGCGATTGATTGACGTGTCATCGTAAGATATCGTATCGAACCGACCCGACGTGGATCTCGACAAGGAGATGCGACCGTTATATCGGTCGTAGCTGGGCGCACCGCCCAAAGACCCAGAACTATCCGTTCCTTGAAGTGTAGATGCAAATCCACCGTCGTCGTAAATAATAGCTGACAGATTTACGACGAAGCGCGTAGCCAACTCCCCTATGGTGATATGCTTTATTGCAGCGTCATTCATGTCCCATGTGCCGATCTCAATTATTTCTTCCCGGATTGCGCCCGATCCAATAACTGAGTATGTCGAGTTATAAACCAACACTGTCTTCGGACTCGACTCATGTGCTGACAACAGAAACTTTTTCTCGTATGAAGTCGCCCCTTGTTTATACACACCTCCGATATAACGGATTACCGACGTTGATGTTGAGTCGTAGAATCCCTGTTTTGCGTCGTCCCATGTTGGGGAGTCTGAACTCCATCGAGTCGTTATCGTCTGACTTCCAGCCGCCCCCGTTGGCGTGAGCGTAACATATGAAGTGTTGCCAGTAACAATTGGCGTCCAGGTAGTCGCTTGCGGTGTTTCGTCGGAAGCTGCCAGAAAAAACGCGCCGCCGATTTCGACGGTGGAACCGGAAGTGATCGTTGGTGCGCTCGCCGTATCGAATGCGGACAGACTAATCGCTTGCCAGCCTTTCAGACCGACGTTCAAAATTGACACCGATGTACTGATTTGCGTGATACTCATGCTTTCATCTCCATGTAGCCTGTTGCGAAGTTATCGATCCTCTTCCAAACTGAGAGCATATTCATACTTCGCATACTGTCGGTGCGTAAAGTCGATGTCACCCTCGATCGAACAGTACACCGGTTCGACGATGGTAAACGAGCGAATTGTGTCGAAATTTGCAAATATCAGACTCGAATACGTGCCAACCGTATCGTACATAGTCTGTATAATGTTGAGCGTAGTCGTAGCAGTCAACGGAAACTGCAACTCAAACCGGCGCCACCCTACGCCCTCGTCCGACCATTTCTGCCGGTTGATTCCGTAGATGTTTCGGTCGCTTCGTTTTTTGGTTACTTTGAAATTGTACAGCGATGACGGGTCGATGGTGACATACTCACCAACCCACATGCGCCCGATCTTGATTGCAGCGTCGTCGTTATTCGGGTCGTTGATAGAAAACTTGGCGTACTGCCGCTTGTATCGCTCAGAGAAGAAATAGAGAATCGGCGTGTTCTCGTACCATGTAAGTGTTTGCTCGATGATGGATGAACCCGAGCCGTCGGTGTAGTTCCATTCGTCGAAGTCGTTGAGCTGTACTTTGATATCAGCTTCGGCGGATATGTTGTGCCCCATGATGGCGACTGTGTTTGCGGTGAACTTGCCCTGGAATTCATTCTCATAGGTGAGCTGTTTGGTTGCGAGTTCGGCGTCGAGTGCGGCTTCGGTGGTGATGGTGTTTTCGAGGGTACCGCCGTATATGCGGAAGTAAGACATGAGACCGTCTAACTCATTGGCGTTAATGTATTCCCCAATTTCCAGCGTAGGGAACGTGGTTGACAAACCATCTATGGCCCCGCTCCACGACGTGTCATCTTCTCCGAAATAACTCCCATCTGCGGCCATTACAAACAATCTACTACCAGTAGTCACTCCGGCAGTAGAAATATCAAGCGACGCGACTATTCGCGCTTGTTGGTTCAGCTTCCTGAATGATGAACCATCGTCGTATTGCGCACTATCCATCGTGCGAGTTGTGCCCCCATCTTGCCAGACAAGCGTGTAGGTATCGGCAGTCGGAGAAAACACAACACGGAATCGTTGCGTACCGGATACATACCACGATGCTACCGCCTGATTTATAGCGGTAGTATATGGAAAATATGGAAAGAATGCACAGTCGATTATAAACTTGCCTGACGGTGGCATCCGATGGGTAACAGACGAAGCCCACGCCGCCCGCGTAGTCGCTGTGAAGGCGAGGGGGTATTCGTTGTCGACGACAATTGGTGCAGAATAAACAGATTCAGAACCTGTGGCATTATTAAAATCTGCAAATGTCCTCATCTTTAGAACATTACCAACAGACGCCCCATCAGGCGTGATAAATACTCGCACCGTGTCATCGTCTATCCATTCAGGATCAAAGGATGCCGCCCCGTCTACATAGGCAATTGTTTTCGTCGAGAACGTAATTTTTACATTCGCTATGTTACTGGCTGTTGACGCATTGTTGAGCGTCAGCTGTGCGCCAGCGTCTACGTTCCCTTTTCTTATAACCATCACGACCGATTGCTGCGAAGACGTAGTGGTCATATCATCTGATGTGGCAAAGGCTTGCCCGCTTGTCGACCTAACATTATAAGCAGCTTCACCCAATATACTATCGACCGTGGTGACAGCTGCGTTGGAAAGTGTCCAAGATGAAATGTTGAGATCCGACATAAGATTCGTGGTCGCTTGAAACATCGGCTGTCGAGCTTCGCCCTCAGTCACAGTGCCACCAGCGTTGAACACAATAGACTGGTCGGTATCGGATGACGTATTCCATTGAGTGGTCAATCGTTGGCGCTGCACGTTCACAGCTTCGTATAGAGTGACTTCGGTCGACGGTACTATCTCGGCTGAGGAAAGAGCATCTATCTGATTTGAATATGCTATACGCATTTCATATATCTCCTATGACACCACTGCGTTCGCAGATATCAATACGCGTTGATCTCGCGTCGCTGGGAATATAGTTTTCAGGATAGGTTCGGAATCCATTTGTACCACCAATTCAATGTTACCTAAATCACCTGAGCCCGTATTCGGAACCGCGGCACTCGGTATGGTTGAGAGTATATCAGAAAGTTTGTCGAGCGGTGCAATGACTTCGGGTTGTCCCGCTTCGGCTACTCGGACTATCTGCCCGCCCGGGGATGGTAAAGCGATACCGCCTTGCGCGAGTGAGGGAGGTTTCTGCGGCTTGGCAGCTATGACAGCGGCAACACCAATCGCGCCCGCAACACCAGCCAAGCCCGCAGTAATAAAACTCAAAGGTGGAGGTATTTGTAATGCGTTCAATACAGCGAGCGCAGCATCCGCAATAGCTAATACAATATTCAATTTCCATTGCACGAGAGCACCTTGGTATGCAATATCAGCTTTCTGGCTTTCGAAGTCTGATATGATGGCTTCTCTCTTTGTTGTCGAAACGATTTCCGCTCGTATAGCAGAAGCTGCTTCGGCATCATTGGCTTCCTCTGCCGCAGTAAGTTGATCTTTCAAACGATCGATAGTTGATTCCTCTGCAAGCCCGTTCGCCGCCAACTCCGCTTGAAGTTCTCTGTCTATTTCCGCAATCCGCCTGTCAGTACTTTGTTTTTGTAAATTACCGATTGCCGAGATTACATTCGAGACACTGGATAAGATGGTGGTGGCGAACGAGATGTAATACTGTCCAAGCCTTCTCTGTCTCTCTTCTATGACCCATGCGTTTACCTCGTCTTCAGCTATTCCAGCTTGACGGTACGCTTCGGCCTCGTCCTTTATGGCTTGGAGGATTTTCTCGCGTTCTGTTTTCTGACTATTGTAGAACTTTTGGCGTATTGATATTCGTGTTGCTTCCGAGTTTTGCTCTTCCCTATCAGCATTGTCTCTAATTATTTTTATCTGTGCGTCAGCCCATTTATCAACCTCTACTTTAGCAATGCCGGCATCAATGTAAGCTTCGCGACGTTCGTTTATGGCATCAATTTCTTGCTGTATCTCATCCCTATTTTCGAGGTTGAATTGGTGGTCCATTGCCCTGCGACGTACAGCCTCTGCAACATCGATCTCTGCGATTGCTGATACTGCACGATGAGTTGCAACTTCAAATACAAGAGTCGCTTCCTTCCCTGCAATTGCAAGCCGGTTTGATTCTGCGCGTGTTTTTCGTTTGTGTAATTCCGCGTCTTTAGTTGCTGCTAATAATTCCGCTTCAGCATCACTACGCGCTGTAGTACCCTCTAAAGTTGATTCTACACTTTCCGCTGCGGCACTCCGTCTCGCTTCGATCTCTTCCGCTATTATTGCCGATGTTTGTTCATGCACATCTATAGAGAGGGATACCTTATCTCTTAGCGCCTTAGATTCTGCACTAATCAATGTTGCGACTTCTGCCGCTCTTTCTTTTTCGAGTACGAGCTGATTGGCTTCTTCCACTGTAATTTCCCGCATAGCTTCAATCCTCGCCGCTATGCGTTCAGCTTCTAATCTCCCAGCTTCAGCGCGTATTTCTTCAAGTTCGGCTTCGGTCGTCCCCAGTGCAGCAAGTGATTCGAGCAAGTCTTGAATCGAGTCATCGGTTATCGTGAATGGTTCGTCTACTCCTTCGGCAGTTACCAAATCACGCATAGCGTCTCTGAGCAAATCCTTTTGTTTGCCAACCAGGTCGAAAGTTTCACCCTGAGCTATGGCAAGATTGTTTTGCTCTATGACTGCTCGTTGTTGCTCTTTTAGCGTATCTAAAACTTCGGCTTTTACCTCTTGCCATTTCGCAAACTTGGGAATAGGGTCATCCCCTTTTGACCATAACGTCCCTGAAATAAAAGCTTCTCGGTTACGTTTTAATTCAATCAGTGCCTCTTTGAGTTCTGCCAACTTCGCGATATTAGCATCGAGCTCCTGTTGGACTTCAGGAACGATGACAAATTTACTCAAAGGGTTATTTAGCAGAGATTCGATGGACGCTTCCATTGTGGCGATTAAGAACTCGGTTTGTGCGATTTCTCTGTCAACATCTTGGCGGCGTTGCTCTGAGAAAAGAGCGTTTGTCCTGTACGCATCGTTGAGTTCTTTTATGCCTCGCGTGGCATCGTCGGTATTTCTTTTAAGTTCCTCCATGCTATGCCCGAGATTGTCTTGATCTATTTTTGCTTGCTTGTATCTCTTGACCAACAACGCGACCACTGTCACTATTGCGGCTATTCCAGCAAGAACCAGAACAATCGGGTGCGCCGAAAGGAATGCCATAGCCCCGCTCAGAAACTTTACGGCAGCGGTGACTATCGGAATCGCTAACGACACAGCCTTTATACCCAATAACAACGGACCAATCGAAGCTGCCACAGCACCAATGATGATTATGGTTTCCCTTTGTTGCTCGTCGAGATCGGCAAACCAACCAATGAGCCTTTCCACATGGCCAATCAACTTCTCGACAACCGGCATCATGGTTTGCCCGAAGCTGGTAGCGATATCTTTCACACTGGCCTTGAGTATTACAAGTCTATTTTTTGCCGAATCAGCAGTTGCAGCAAAACTTCCAATCGCATCACCTGATTGTGATATAGCGAGATTAAGCGTGGCTTCAGCTTTCGCAAGCAACAGCGCCTGACCTTCGAGATCCTCTTGTCCTTGGCGAAGCAATTCCTGGTTTACCAGTTCTTCGCTTACGACAATACCAAGAGACTTCAACGCTTCGCGTTCTCCGAGCATCGCGCTCGTTAATGCCTGACTTGCTTGATCTGCACCGCCTTGTAGGTTGTTATAACTATCGAGGTCTACGGCTAATTGTTGCACTCTGTCTGATAAATCAAGCGCCTCGGATGCCGTAGCTCCAAAGCCCTTGAGCAAGTCGCCGGTACCTGACAGCAATTTCTCTGCCTGAGTCGTTGAGAGTCCGAAATTATCAGCGAGATTGCTCGCGGTCGCGTCAGCTTGATTCTCTATCCCCCGGAATGCAGTAGTAAATTTATCCCGTGTCTCCTCAGCATCGATGGCAAATTTCACCATTGCACCCGCAGCAGCGAGCAAGGGAAGTGTAACGAATGTGGTAAGTTTCTTTCCGGCTTGTTCTGCTGTCTTCGCGAACTTCGTGAACTTGTTTTTGGACTTGTCTATGGCAGCGTCGAACTCGGAGTTATCGCCAACTATCCTAACGACCATATCACCGAGGGACGAGTTAGTACCCATCAGACATCACCGTATATTTCTTTGTATGGAGCTTTCCTTTGTTCACTTAGTATACGCACCTGTGCTTCTTTCGCGATGGCGTTCTGCCGTCTCGCATCCGCGATGATGGCTTTCACTTCCGGTATGGGCTTGTCTTTCAATGATGGCTTGGCGCCGTGCGGCTTCGGATATTTGATATCGATCCCGATGTTGTGGTAGAGCACTATTTGACAAAGCGACATTTCCCATAGCAAATATTCCTTGGTGGCCCACGGATACATCAACGCCATGGAAACAAACAACTGAGCCAGGTGTATCTTGCCATCACCTGGCTCATCTGTCAGTTTTTTTGGTAGCCCTCCATGGCTTCGAGGGAAGCCACGAGGGTATCAGTTATGGCGCTTGCCAGAGGTTCGATCTGTTCGGGTGACGTATTAAGGGCAAACCAATCGGAATCCATTTCTGGATAATGGCACGAGCAGAAAATCACGCATAGCTTCACCGACAAATCATATGCCGACTTTGAGTTCTTGCCGCCGACCTTCAAGTCATCCGGGGTAATCTTTGCGAGTTCCTGCACGATTTCATCAACGTCAAACGTTATGCCGGTCGGTATAAACGACATGTCAAACTGTTTATCGTTGAGCTTGAAAATCTTTCGGCTTGGCCTCAGTACATCAAGATCTACAACTTGTGGCATTCAAATAATCCCCTTTATTATGGCACTACGGTGCGCGTTTTTTTATAGAGCTGGTCGCCTGGCGCTCTACTCGTTTCGAGCTTGCCGGTTATTGACAACGGCATCACAGCTACAGGGTCGGTGTCATTGTCACTTTTGAACGACCATTGCGGCCCGGCGTCCGGTGTCGCGTAATACACGGTGATTATGCTCTGAATGGTCGCACCGCTGATGGTTCGCGTGTTTGTCAGCCTCCACGCTTTTGGCGTAATGGTCGTATCGGCATAACCTCCAGCATGGATGGTCTCAACCGACGACGAAGTGGAGCTCGCTATGAGTCCACCTTGGATAATCGAAATTACCGAGCTGTCATACTCGATCATTTCCATGTCGGCAACACAGACCTCGTTCGCTATACCCTCGATCGGGTCGGGGGCGTTACCTGCCTGCGCGTCGTACGGAGTCGTATTGTGATTGAATGAGTTGAGAATGCCGGCACCGACGTTGACAAACGTAGCTGCGGCGCTCGCGGCAACCTCTACCGTATAGTTACCGATTATGAGCTTGTCTTGATCTACTGTTGAGTTTTGATAAATAGGCATCCTATGCCCTCCTCTAACTTACCGTCGATGACGGATATACGATTGTAACTGTAACAGGCGCATTATATAAGTCATCGGTCGGCTCTGGTATCAAGCCCCCGGTATCAGGTGTATGCGCCCTCGCAAAATCAAAGCCGTTTTGTGTTCCGTAAATACCAGTCTGCACGGAACCGTTGAACAGCGCGACGACTTCGCGCGCTATATCGTTTGCGATTCCAGGATCAGTCGATCGGCAATTTACCGAATACGGCTGGTTCTCTATGCCGTTGAATCTCAATCCTGACAACTCATAATAGTTTATGCTCGGCTCATCCGAATTCTTCGGTCGAAGCCCGTGGATGATGTTCGTCGTCGTAACCAACGCAGTTATCGCGGTGGCGTTTATCATCGACCAGCCCATGGCCTCGTACGGTTTCATTTCACGCTACCTTTCACCGCATGAACTCTTTCAGATAGAACTTCCCGTTCTTCCCGAGGATGGTCAATTTCTGACCTCTTGCCAATGCCAATGCTGGACGTAAAAACGGTTGAGCTTCCATGCGTCCGGTGCCGAACTCTTGCCATGGGGCGTAGTCTACCGGCGTACCAACGAGTACCACATTCGGGTTAGACGGCCTATCGATTTCCATCCTTGACGGTCGCCCGGGATCTGGGCCAAGTGGCGTGCCGCCTTTCTTCGGTTCATCGGGAGCAGTGCCGATATCATGCGCTTGGGTCGTGATGCTCGCAGCAAGATACCCATAGTTTACCGGCGCCAACAATTTAGCTTGCCCCTCGACTATGAGCCCGATTTCAAAGGCTGATTTGCCGGTCGCCTTTTTGCCTTGGAGTATGGCCCGGTTGCCGTACCATTTGAGCTTGACATCTACTTCAGTGCTCATGTGATGATATCCATGTTGACTATGGTGAGCTCGTTTTTCTGCGAGACATCGTCTGGCCGGCCGACAATCTTGTATCGGTCTGAATCATAGACAACGTATCGGTCGAGGCTCGTCCATGCATATCCGCTTGGCTCGGTCGCAAGCACGTGCGTTGATACACGGTTTACCTTGTCCGAGAAGAACTGACTGTGCCCATTGTTCTGCCAAATAGACGCATAGCCGAGCGTAGTCAACGTAGTCGCGGATGATATGCCGCCCATGCCGTCAGTGGTCTCTACTTCTCGAGCGACTTGCACTGTGGTTAAAGGCAGGACACTACGCAAGCTCATGACATCTTTACCACTCGGTATTCATTTAGAGGAGATACGAGATCTGTAGGGTACCCTCCACCCTGAACAGTATCATCGTAAGATTCAGACCATGGGCCAAGTCGTTTACTTTTCACGCCATCTACTCGATCCGCCCTGAAATCATAATTGTAGTACACCATCTGCGATGCGATGTACTTTAGTTCGGGCGCCCATGAGACAACGGCTACGAGTATGGACCTGCCCGAAAGCTCATCGATGACCGTTGAGCCTGTAGCAAGTGTCAACGTCTTGTCGTCGACGGTGAGTATCGTGTAGTAGCCATCGTTGCGATACGAGTAGTACACCCATATCTCATCGGCTGCGAGGAAGTTCTGATCGGCGAATGAGTTCACTGCGACGATGGTTCGAGCGGTAGCGTTGAACGTCAAGGTGTCTTGCAGGCATAGGTCTGTCGTAAAATAATTATTGGTTATGTAGTTGACCCGTTCCTGCACTATGGGGATGAGTCCGCTCGTGGTGATAGTAGCTGCCGAAGCTGAGATATCTGAGAAGACCGTCACTTCTGTCGCAGTTACTATCGGCACTATATCTCCTGATCGTAGTGAATTCTCATCGTGATAACGCTGGACGCCGCCCCGGCTGTAAACTGCATCAAATATCTATCGCTGTCGCCGATAAACCACACGCCAGCCGTGTTTATGGTATCGATTTCACCTTGAAGAAAAGGATTACTTGCCATGCGTTACTCCAAGGGGGCATTACTGCCCCCGTTAGAATTTTACTCAGTTGCTCGCGGACTTTGATACGCCTCCCACGAGGTAGGCCCACTTCCGGTCTGGGTGAAAACAACCGTCTCGGCGCTGGTCTGGAATCGTGCGCTCTCCCACGATTTTCCGCCGACGATGATAGTCGAGTTCGTCGCAAGCGAGATCGATGCAGCACCTATCCCAATCGAGGAGTATTCGGTTCCAACCCCCACAGAGAAAGTCACGCTTGACGTGCTCGAAGTGTTCTGCACCCGCACGTAACAACTGGCAAAGTCGATCGATGACTGCGCAGTCGAATTCTGGATGGTCGCAGTCTGTCCGCTCGCTACTCCGAGTATTGCGTTAGTAGCGTGTATTACGGTCGGACCTGTACCCAAAAGCGTCCCGGTAATAACCGGGGTCGTAATAGTCAGTGTTCCTGAAGCCATGTTCTACCCCCTAACCCGTGCCCTCTGACGCGTAGAGCGTGCAGAGTGCGTTGGGTCGGACCACCTTACATCCATAGACGTACAGCCCCTTGACGCCGTCGTCCCAGTAGTCCTCGCGCTGGACAGCCCGCGTTTTCGCAACCTGCCCCGCATATGAAATCGCCTGCCGAGTGCCGAACATCATACGATACTGGGTTTCATCGGTGCTGACGTTGTTCGACATCATGAGATCGAAGCCGAACGCTCGACCGACAAAGCCGTTCATGATAACACCGTCATCTCGGACTTTCGGAACCCCGGTTGATGCGATACCGCCAGTCTCGGCGATGATCAGTTTTTGATGCAGCCAAGGTGTGATGATACCGAACCGATCGCCGGTCGGTACATTCGACTCGTTTAGATACCGTTGCACGTATGAGATGGTTTCGATGACGTTCCCGGACGATACCGCGATAGACGAACTCGCCGAGCCGATGAACGTCGAAGATCCGGTTACCCCAGCCTCGGCGTACTTACCAGCGATGTACTGGTCAACGGTATCGGCAATGGCATAGGAGGCCTCGCCCATCGCGTCGTTCATGACCTTCGGTTTGCTCTGTGCGGTGTCGATGTCGTCGATGGCGAACGAGAAACTTTTGCCCTGATCGATGTTGAGAATCTTCTGCGCGGACTCAAGCTCCTGCCATGTCATCGCGCTATATTTCGTATAGTCGCTGACGGTGATCGGACCTATCTCGTTGATCCGTACCGAACTCCCGAATCCGGAAATCTCGCCTTCGTAATCCGTGTTGACGATGTTTCCAAAAACGAGCGCCTTCCGCAGTCGAACGAATAACTTCGCTGACCAGATGGAAGGAATAAAATTGTCAATAGCCATTTATGGCCCTCCTGGTTAAGTCGCCATAGCGTCGTCGAGCGTGCCCGCAATCTCCATTTGAAGAATCTCATCTGGAGAAAGACCGGCAACATCAACTTTCGGTTCCTTTTCAGAACCAGCGCCGGGCTTGAATCCGCTTGCCATCAGTTTATTTGTCGTTTCTGTGTCGTGCTCAGAAAGGAATGTTCGCAATCTCTCGGCCACAAGCGTGCCCTCTTCGGGCGTACCAATTGGATTCACAATGAAATCGGCAAACCACGAAGGTAACTCTTTGGCGGCTACCGCTTCGACGACTTGTCGCATCAACGTATCTTTCTCGCTCTTGGTTGTGACCGCATTAACCTGTTCCTTTAGCTCCCGTATCTCTTTCATCTCTACGGTTTCTTCAGGATTCAGTTTCAGCATTTCGGCTGCGATTGTGGCTTTCACCTTTTGCTCGTTTGCCTCTTGCGTTTTTACGTCGTGAGTTTGTACTGCACTGGTAACGCGCTGATCAATGCGCGGTTCTATCAGCGCTTTCCCTTCTGGCGTCTCCAGAAACGGAAGCACATTCGCTGCGGTAATCTCTGGTGCTTCCGGTGTAGGTGCGATCTCAGTGAAGAACCCTTTCACCTCTTCGGTGTCTTTGTTCTCAGTGAGCCATGTTCGGACTTCATCAAGGTTCTCTACTGGCAT